ATGGCACGAAAAACCACCCCACTAACTATTACGGAGATCAAAAACGCACGACCAGGGGAAAAGGAATACACCCTGCAGGATGGCGGAGGATTATTTCTTCTGGTGAAGCCCTCCGGATCAAAAATCTGGCGTTTTACGTACTACCGCCCGGCAGATAAAAAACGGACTATTATCAGCCTTGGATCGCTAAATGATGTTTCCCTATCTGATGCCAGAGAGCGACGGAATGAATACAGGTCACTCATAGCAAAGGGAACTGACCCACAGGACTACGAACGCCGGAAACGTGAAGCAGAGAGCAGGAAAAAGGGCAACACGTTCGAAAAAGTTGCCTCGGACTGGTACGAGATGAAAAAAGGCCAAAATCTGGCTTACAACACGATTAAGGATATCTGGCGATCCCTGGAAAAATACGTATTCCCGTACATCGGAAACACGCCAATAGATACCCTCACCGCTCGCCGCTTTGTTGAGATACTCACACCCATTAAAGCACGCGGCAACCTGGAAACTCTGAAACGCGTTTTACAACGCATCAATGAAGTGATGGATTTTGCTGCCAACAGTGGGTTGATTGACATCAACACCGCCGCGAACGTCCGCAAGGCATTCCCCTCACCCACCAAAAAGCACATGCCAACCATCCGACCGGAACAGCTACCGCAGCTAATGCACGATTTATCGGTCGCCAGCATAGAACGGCAAACCAGATTGCTGATCGAGTGGCAACTGCTGACCGTAGCACGCCCAGCCGAAGCAGCCGCCGCACGCTGGGAAGAAATAGATCTCGATGCCGAAACCTGGACGATTCCAGCCGGACGCATGAAGATGCGCCGTGACCATGTGATCCCCCTTTGCGGTCAGGCTATGGCTGTACTGGAAACCATGAAACCAATCAGCGCACACAGGGAACATGTTTTTCCCAGCCTTAAAAATCCAATGCTACCAATGAGCAGCCAGACCGCTAACGCTGCATTACGCCGGATGGGTTACGCTGGTGTGCTGGTGTCTCACGGATTACGCGCCATATTCAGTACAGCAGCGAACGAGGAAGGATTCGAGCCGGACGTAATCGAGGCCGCACTCGCACACGTGGACACAAACGAGGTAAGGCGGGCATATAACCGAAGTAACTACCTGGAAAAACGTGTAGTGCTTATGCGCTGGTGGGGTGAATTTGTGGAAGCCGCAGCAACCGGAGTGACCATAGCCAGTGGTAAAAGGGGTATCCGTGCAGTGTAACTGTACAAAAAACCAGTACAACCAGTGCAAACCATGCTAAACCATCGTATAATCACCACATACAGAGAGACCCGACTCTTGAAATTCAAGGAGTTATCCGAGTGTTTTTCAATGAAAAGGTATCCCCTGCCTATGGTGAAGGCCTTCAGTTGGCCTTAATGGCAAATCGTGAATTCTGGTCAACGTACGATCCGGAAGACAAATCAACAGCCCCCACAAAACACGAGGTAGTCAGTTTTTTGCGCTCGCGTGGCGCATCGAAAAATCTGGCTGAAAGCATCGACAAGGTGCTGAGGCCCACCAACCTTAAATGCGGTGGGCGACCTAAGAAGTGGAAACGGTAATCACAATAGCGGCCCCTTGCGGTCGCTATTTTTTTGCAGAAAGAAAAGCGTAATCAATGAGATAAAAAACAGTGGGTACCGTTTTAAAACGGTGGGTACTGTTTTTCCCGCCCTGCCCTGTTTTACCGTATTTATCACCGGAATACGCCGGATTAACGAGGTAAAACATAGTGGAAACAATCAGAAAAATTCTTACCCGTCAGGAAGTAAAAAATATTCTGCGCATCAAGGCAGACAGTTCGCTACAGGACATGATCAACGCCGGAAAATTCCCGAAAGGCTTCAAAATCGGTCTGCGTCGTGTTGGCTGGTATGAAGATGAAGTGCTGGCCTGGCTGAAAGAGCGCGAGGAAGAAGCGCGCGGAACGGCTGCGTAATGGTGTGAGGCGTAACGCGATGAACATAACAAAAAGCGCCCCGTTGCCGGAGCGCCCTTGCGAACAATTAACCTGCTGCGAAAAAAATGGATCAGTGCAGGGGAATTATATCAACCGTGGTCGAAATGACTATAGTTGCAGGATAACAGGCAAAACAAAGGCCACCCGCTACGGTGGCCCTTCAACACTAATTGCGCGTTATCCCCAACGCAAGAGAGCTGATTACTATGCCGTGATTACATCCGGTTGGCAATGTGATCAGTGTGCTGGCTTGCTGGTGGGCTATTCCTGCTCTTTAACATCGCCATGCCGCGATGTTTTCCAGGTATGCGACCCCATTTTTGTGCGCCTGTACTCTTTAAGGAATTTCTCAAGGATAAACGCACAGGGCGCGAATCTGTCTGACCCATGCTCGTACGCTATCTTTCTGCGCTGTCTTTTCCGTGCCGGTGATGGTGTATTGGTTGATTCTTTGTTGGTCATGGCGCTGCCCTGTAAAACGATGCACCGTAGTTCCTCACACCACGGCGCTGGTGATGGTTACTCCTGCTCTTTGGCCTTGCGCCGCTGGCGGCGTTTGATCTCATCAAGGATTTTTCTTGGTAAGAAGCCTGCTGGTTTATTCTCTGGTAGAGAAAGTTTGTTATCGGTCTGCTTTTCAGTCATACATCAGCCTTTAGGTTCAATGCCGCGTCGCTTTAGTTCGGCGCGCCCCAACTCTTTAAGCCAGTTGGCTAGGCTTATGCCGTCGCTCTGCGCTTCTTTGTCGAATTGCTCTTTTAGCTCTGGAGAAATTCGCATTCTGAATTGTGGAGATTGCCCATCACCCTTAGGACTTTTATCGCGTTTGATTGTTGACAAGTGGCCACCTATTGAATTAGCCTTTTCATTGTTAGGTGACCACCTTAACACGGAAGCACTTAAAAAAGCAAAGCCCGAAGGCGCTAGGAACACCAACGGGCTTCTAACCACCAACGATAGCAAGATTATCGAGGCAGCTATGAGAAATCATACCACACACCCGCAAGGGCGGGACTCGCACAACCTGAATAAATATATCTGGCGTTTTATCGCCCTGAGCGCGGCACAACCGCGCGTGATTACCATCGAGGCCACCAGCGAACAGGAAGCGCGTCAGCAATCTCCTGATGGCTGCGTGATGGTATTCGCCGCCCGTATTCGCCAGGAGGTGCGCCATGTGCAATAAAAACACGCCGGACGCAGCAGGCGAAGCATTGAAAGTGCTGATACATGCGCTTGTGGATATAAATTGCATGGTAGAGATCATGGAGAGGAAATCACAGTCGGAGTACGACAAAAGAAAATTTAAAACAATAAAAATAATTACCAAAAACTCACTGACAAAAGCTACAGACATCCTCAATGAGGACACTAAAAGAATCAGGGAGAAACTGTGTGATGCATAAAATACCTTTTGATGTTCTTATTCATTCTGAGAATGCATTAATCCGTGCAAAGGAAATGGAGGCATTATTACTTAAGTTAATGGAAGTGCCGGAAAATGGCGATGAATCATATCCCATGATGTTTTCTGCCGTGCACACATTATTAACGCCAGTAATTAACGAATTAAATACGGTGATGGCAATTCACGAGAATAATAAAGCGCATCACACCGGAGAATAAAAACCATGAAGCAGAAAAGTTCTGGCTTTACTGCCAGCGGCCTCCCTCGGCCTGAAATCCGCCCCGGCGATATTTACCGGGATAAATACGGCAGCACGATAACGATTAAAACCGTCGATGATTTTCGCGTGACCTATATCCGCGAAGGTTATGCGCATCCCTGCGTGTCGTCACTTATGCGCTTTGAAAGGGAATTCACCCTGGTAAGCAAAGCACCACCAGCGGACTTAAGCGACATCGACAGAATCATGCGCGTTACAGGTATGGAACGCATTAAGGCAGTACGTGAAATTATTCGTGAACGGGGAAAGGCAAAATGAAACTGGCGCCGAACGTAAAACTGTTACCGAAAGATAAAGGCGAGGATGCAGTGATTTTTGCGGGGGATGACGCATACAGCCACGCAGAGCATTACATGCAGGGCGGAGAAGCCAGAAAGCGCGGCGACAAAATACCACCTGTTTATCTCGGACGGCGTGACCTGGGTAATCTGGAAAACCTGCGTATTGTGGATGATGGTCGGTCACGCGCCATCGTCAGACGTGCCGGAAAACTGGATGACAAACTGGCGCTACAGATTGAAACCCTGCTGGCAGTGGCTGGTGTTAAGGAAGCCTGTTTTTGTGACGAGAACGGCGATTTACTGGAGGACTGGACACCACAGCTTGCCCGACTGAAAGACGAATACGAGCGCGGGGAAAGTCTGGTGTTGCCCTTAAAGAAAAAAATCACAGAAAGCCAGGGCGATGATGAATTAAAGCCCCGCGTTGAAAGCCGCGCCGATGGTGTTTTCTGGGTAACGCCAAAAGTGGACAAGCAGTCAGGCGAAATTATCCGGCCTGAGACGTGGTTATGTTCTCCGCTTGAACTACTGGGAACGGGGACGATCGGTAAAGAGCATTACCGCGTGATGCGCTGGAAAAAGCCAGCAAACCATGAAGTCATCACAATGGCGATCCCATGTGGTGGCATTGGCGACCGTGACGGCTGGCGGTTGCTGAAAGACCACGGCCTGAACGTGACAACCAACGGCAAATACAGGGCTATCCTGGCTGACTGGATGCAGTTAAGCGGAAACCATGAGGAATGGCAGTTAAGCACAACAACGGGCTGGCATTTTGGCGCGTACATCATGCCGGACGGTTCGGTCATTGGTGATTGCGAAAAGCCAGTCCTGTTTACCGGAAAAACGGCTGCTGTTAATGGTTATTCCGTGGCAGGAACGGCGGAGGGCTGGCGCGATACCGTTGCGCGGCTGGCTGGTGGTAATCCGTCCATGATGCTGGGTGTGGCGGTATCGTTATCTGCACCATTAATCGGGCTGGTGGGCGCTGACGGCTTCGGGGTACATCTTTTCGAACAGTCATCGGCAGGTAAGACCACAACGCAGAACATCGCATCAAGTTTATGGGGAGAGCCGGACGCGCAGCGGCTGACCTGGTACGGCACAGCGTTAGGTATCGCCAACGAAGCAGAGGCACACAATGACGGGCTTTTACCCCTGGATGAAATAGGCCAGGCCGGAAACGCGCGGGAGGTGTCCACGTCAGCCTATACGCTGTTTAACGGTTCCGGGAAATTACAGGGGGCAAAGGACGGCGGCAACAGGGAGATAAAACACTGGCGAACGGTGGCAATCAGTACCGGAGAAATGGACGTTGAAACATTCCTCAAAACGGAGGGGATAAAAGTCAAGGCGGGGCAGCTTGTCCGTCTGCTTAACGTGCCGATGGAAAAAGCCACGCAGTTTCACGAATACAGCACCGGAAAGGCACACGCAGACGCGTTAAAGGATGCCTGGACAGCAAATCACGGGGCGGCTGGTCGTGAATGGGTTAAATGGCTGGCAGACCACCAGCAGGAGGCAAAGGACACGGTAAGGGCATGCCGTGAACGGTGGCGCAACCTGATACCGGAGAGCTACGGCGAACAGGTTCACCGTGTGGGGGAACGATTCGCCATGTTGGAGTCGGCGCTGGTGCTTTCCGTCCATATTACTGGTTGGGATGTTCAGGCGTGCCGCGATGCCATTCAGCATAATTTTAATGCCTGGGTGAAGGAATTCGGCACGGGTAACAGGGAGTTTAAACAGATGGTTGAACAGGCAGAGGCTTTTTTAGCGTCGTTTGGATTCAGCAGATACCTTCCGTGGCCCAACACCGACGAGCGTGATTTACCGATTAAAGAGCTTGCCGGATACAGAAAGGGGAGTATCAGAAACGAAGATGACGAGTTCCGTTTTTACACGTTCCCGCATGTATTTGAGGGTGAGATAGCACAGGGATTTAATCCGTCTCACTTTGCCCGCGCGTTGAGTGCTGCCGGAATGCTGGAAGCGGGTAACGATCGCCGTTACAAGAAAAAGGCGCTCGGCAGGATTGGGGGGAAGCAGCATGTTTTTTACGTGCTGATGTTCCAGCCTGAAAGCGAAGAAGATTAATTTTTTCTCGCGTGTAGGGTGAAAATTTTGCGGGTTATGCGGGTTATTTCTGTGGATAAATCAGTATCCATATGATTATTAAAGGAATGACAGGAAAATCGTAACCCGCAAAATACCCAAAATAACCCGCAAAACGGCAGTTATAACCCGCAAAAGTGCGATTATAACCCGCAGAATTTCACAGTAAGGGTGTAAACAAGCGTAACTATCAACGTTAAAACCGGAGAGCAGACAGCATGACAGCACAGATAGCGGCTTACGGGCGGCTGGTGGCTGACCCGCAGTTAAAGACCACCAGCAAGGGGACACAAATGGCGATGGCGAGTATGGCGGTTCCCCTGCCGTGCAGCCAGGCAGATGACGGAACGGCGACGATGTGGTTATCCGTCCTGGCGTTTGGCAGACAGGCCGACGCACTGGCAAAGCACCAGAAAGGCGAACTGGTGAGCGTGGCGGGTAACATGCAGGTAAGCCAGTGGACAGGTCAGAACGGCGAAACGCGGCAGGGCTGGCAGGTTATCGCAGACAGCGTAATCAGTGCGCGGACGGCGCGACCGGGCGGCAAAAAAGGCCAGCAGGGCCAGGCTACTGACGCACTGAACAGGGCGAAACAACAGACAGGCCAGCACGATGACCCGTACGGGGATAACATACCGTTTTAATTCACAGCAGCGAACAGAGTAATTACAGGGGAAGGCATGACAAAGCTGACCATTAACCGAAAACCGAAAGGCATTTACGGCACGCCGCAGAAAACGACGCAGGCGGCACAGCAGCAGGATAAAACCACGTCGGCGCATAAAGTGATGCCCGATAATCAGAACGCACAGCAGAGCCGCAAACAGAAGCCCACTGGGGTGACACCGTGGCGGCATATGACCAAACGCCAGCGCAAAAACCGCAGACGCGTTAACCGCCTCACTGAGTTGTGGCCTGACTTATTCAGCCGGGAAGCACCGAAGCCGCTTAAGGTGGGGATATTCGACGACCTGATGCAGGATCTCGCCGTCAGGGGGCTGGCATTCGGGCCAGGGGCATTACGTGCGACGCTGGCATCTTATGCGCAGTCTCCGCGCTATTACCGCGCCTTAATGGCTGGTGGTGCACGTTACGACCTGAAAGGCCAGCCATGTGGAGATGTGACACCACAGGAACAACAGGACGCAGAAACGCGGCTGATGATGCTGAATGAGAAGCGCAAGCATCAGGCGGCAAAGGAGAAGACAGGCGCATGATTCGTGACAGCAAAGCGGAAGAACTGGAGACTAAAGGCCTGTACCGGAGAGCGGCGGCGCGGTGGGCTGAGGTCATGCAGCTGGTGAACACCGATAAGGAGCGCGAACAGGTGGCAAAGTGTCGCGCGGAATGCATCCGTAAGGCAGCACGCCCACCTGTTATGGCGGATAACTTCGGGGCACTGAAAGAGGCTGTAAACCGCACTCATGCGGTGATGGGGATGGAAGACGCGGGTAAATCCGTCTGGCGGAACTACCCGAAGCAGCCTGGCAGTAACCAGTGATGCCGGATATTATCCTGAAAAATGACCATCACTCCCGTGGGCGGATAATATAAAATCCCGCATATGCGCACATACACAGACGAAGCCGGAACACTCCGGCTTTTTTTACGGGTCCTCCTGATGGGGTACCCTTACCGCGGGGCGACGGACGCGCGGGAATCGCCAAATTTTCGCATTTTTATCGGTCATCACCACCAGCGCAATTTATTGATAATGAAGGTTAAAAAAATTCCTGGTGTCGAAAACGCCTGTTTTTTGTTCATCACTGAATCATGCGCATCATGATACCAGGATACCCGGTATTGCTGCGTGATAACCCACAGGGCTGGTGACGATGCGTTATGGTCTGTGCGTTGCCATCCTCCTGACCTGATGGCATTATCCGGCATGAACGAGCGGTTATTCTCCGTACTCTTAATCGTTGTTCATGGTTATTTGCTTTGTGGTAGCTGACATTTCCTGATGGCTTTTATCCTTCCGCCCCGTAATCACGGGGTATTTTTTTATCTGTGATTTGTTGTTCTTCGCTGTGTTGGTATGGGGAGTTCTGGCAATGATTCAGGCCGTCGCTTTCCTGGTACGTGATTTTTTACGTTCATTATTGTGCTGGTGGTAGTGTCACGGCACGTCACGATATGTCACTATCACGTCACGCTGATGGCAAAAGCCAGGGTTAACCAGTACCGGAACGGGTAGCCCGATGTATTGTTACCGTCCTGCCGGCTGGTGGAGTAATTGATAACGGTTATCATCAACGGGAGGGGAGGATCAAATCCCTGTAGTCCTGGCCGTCCGGGACCGCCCGCCAACCCTTCTTCGCATCGCCGCAGGTTCGAAAACTTTTTTTGGGAAGGTGCGCACAGAGTTGATAGATAAAACCTATCAGAAGAAGTAGCATCAAACCCGCGCCATTGCTGGCATCGTTAAAAAAACTCACTCCACCAGCAGGCCAAAAAACCGTGATTTTTCCGGTTTTATGGGCTGAAAAGGGTCTCCCTAAAAAACACCTCTCACACTGTCGGAGGGGATGGATAATTTTCACGGGTCCTTTCCGGAGGTCTGAATACCGGGGGTACGGGTACGCGCAATTCTCAACTGTTTATGAAAATTTTTCGGGAAAAGTCAGATCCGTTCTTCTTCTCTGTAACTCATTGTTTAATCGTAAAATCATCAAAAAAAGAAAGGATCTGACAGTGGTCATTCTGGGCTAAAAATGACGTTATCAGATCCTTTCTCAGTTTTGTTCAATAATTGCGCGGCTGTCACTCACCTTTCTGTTGCCGTAATTTCTCCGGCACGTTTCCGGTTGTTTCCATCAGGTAGTCCTTCAGAATGCGGGGCAGGTTATCGGCAGTTTTAGCGCACGCATTACAGACGCGTGCTGTTTCTTTCCTCAGGCCCTCGATCATTGCCGGAGTCATCGCGGGGAACTGCCTTTGCATTGTGAGCGGTAAACTATCCATGATCGAAGAAATCTGGCGCGCCAGACCACGAAGCGCATAGAGAACGAACTCAGTATCTGTAACTTCCCCCGTCTCCCTGGCGTTCTTCAGTTCCTGCCCGTCTGCCTGTGCTTTGGTGAGGCGGTAGCGTTCGTACTCTGTTGTGCCTGGCTGTAAATCTGATTCACCAGCAGCACGTAAATCATCAGGCTCCCTGCGGAGTTTTTCATTTTCGATGTCCTTCTCCCTCTGTGCATACCATTCGATCACCTGTGCAGAATTGAATGCCACCTCCACACCTTTACCGCCACCAGATACATGAGGAAGCCCTTGCGTCTGCCAGCCTTCAATTGTGCGCGGATCAACACCGAAAATCTCCGCCAGTCTCTTTTTGTTAACATTCATTTATCAAATCCTCATCAAAAAACACCTCCGACATGAAATGTCAGGAAAACGGGATTTTATGGCGTTATGGTGTCGGAGGTTTCAGATTGTTGATTTTAATAAAAACAAACAGTTATGCGCGAGAAGTACCGACACGCTTTTCCCCTGAAAAATTTTCATAAACAGTTAAGAATTGCGCGTACCCGTCCCCCCGGCGCTTAAGGTTCCGGGAAGGACCCGCAGGAGATAGCTACCGTAAGGCGTAATTAAATATCCGGGGATGTGCCACGAAACAACCTGCTGAATGCAGGTCAGCGTGATGACGGGAAATAAAGAGAATATACGGGAAGGAAAAAAATATTAGTTTGAAAACTAATGTCCAATTAAACTCTAACATGCGTCCCTGTAAACAATAACAAGTAAGCAATCAGAGTCTTTCTAATTTACGGGAGGATACTCCCGTACTTTTTTAAAGGCAACGTGAATTGCAACGTTTGTGATGTTTACGGGTAAACAGTAACGCTTTTGATATGAATGTTTTTATCTGGTTGCTGTTTTTATTCAGTTAATGTTTATAGGGAATCTTTCAATGAAAAAAACACTGATTGCGCTGGCGGTGGCGGCTTCTGCTGTGGTGTCTGGTTCTGCGATGGCTGCTGGCTGGGAACAAAACGGTACGGGTACTGATGTTGTGCTGGGAGGCACACTGACCCCGGTTGCGAAGGTAACTCCGTGGGAAGTAAAAACGGGTGATGCGGTAACTAACCTTGATGCGCAGGTTCAGAAAGGGCAAACCTCTGTCACTGTTAGTGTAAACCAGGCAATCCCTGTTCTGGGTATTCGTACTCAAACTGCGGATGTGTTCACGGGGATTGCCGGGATTTCTCCGCAGGTTGATTATGGTGGTGCGATTGATGTAAACGGTTTTTCTGCCGGGGTGACCACCCTGACTCTGGATGTGACTGATGCTAATGGTGAGAAAATGGGCACCATGTCCGCTCCATTTTTAGCCGGTGCCGGGGTGTCTCGTACAGGCTCCAGCGAAGATGCATATTCTGCCTATGTTTATGACGGTTATGATGTATCTTCCTTTAAAGGCGGACTTGGTGCTTCTGCAGAGCAAATATTGCCGGATCTGGCTACGGTGATTAGCCGTGTAGGTGCACTTGATTCTGGATTCACTGCTAATTTTAATCAACAGGGTTTAGCTAGCGGCAGCGTATGGCGCTCAACTCCATTTGAAAATACGGAAACCCAATATAGTGGCTTCTACGGCTCTGGTATTGAATCTGGCAGCAAAATTGCCATCACTCTTGATACGGCAGTTTCCGGTGATGGTGAGATTGCGTGGAAAGCTTCCCTGCCGGTGACTGTTACCTACATGTAATTTAGCGTCTCGTTAAATTATTAAAACAAGCGGCGACGTTCTCCGTCGTCGCTTTGTTTCCTTCCCTTCAGTAACACCATATCCCGCTAAAGCTCTGACATAAATTTTTGTTGTCTGGTTGCGAATTCTCACCCTGGTGAATCTCCTGCACTACCTGTAATTTTTACGCAAAAAACCCTGGCATTTCTAAGCATGGTTATCGCAAATTTTGCGCAAAACACCTTAACAATTCTTAACATCGATGCGCAGTTTTTACGGCCCGGGATAATGGTGGTTTTATACGCTATATAGTTCGTTATATGTTGAGCAAGAAACAGCCAAAATCAACATGGTAAAAATATATTCTGTTAAAATTCAACACATTAATAAGATGATGATGATGGATAAAAATTCAAAAATTAGCCTTTTTCCGCGCGTCCGTCGCCCCGCGGTAAGGGTACCCATCCAGGAGGACCCACGACGATCGGGGCGTTTCATCAACGTCATGCGTTATGCCGGATTAACTGCGTACGTAATACGTACGGACATCGGGACAAAGACGAACAGTATTCTGGTTCAGTGCAAAACAACGTTAAACGTGGTTTTGCGTCCTGAGAGTCATCGTAATGGTTTTATGCGCCCTGCGTTGCGCTGGTGGGCTTTTCCACTATTAGTGGGAAACATGGCACCACATCCACCAGCTTAAACACGCTTCACCTTCCCGTTATCAGTCGCCACAATTACGGCATTGTTTTCCATCACCACGGAGGCCATAACGATGACCGAAGCCGAAATGCTCAAAATGATTCGCCAGATTGCCGGGATCAGACCACCAGCAGGCAAACAGGAGGCCACGCAGCCGGACAGCGTTATCGCTGAGAACTATGCGCGTGTGGTGGCTGAGGTGATGCGCCGTGACGGTATCGAGCTAAACGGCGTTGATATGCGCGACATACGAATCAGAGTTCTGGAGATGTTGTCATATCGTCGCCGCGTGGAGATGTACCGGGAGAGCGAGAAAAATACTTACCAGTGGAAGAAGCCAGAGCGATTACGGCGGTAACCAGTTGATAAAAAGGCTCCTCAATTTTGAGGAGGGTAGCTGGTGGTGGTAAGCCGTTGATTAAGAGGCGGCTCAAAATTGAGCCGGGTTGCTGGTGGTGATAACTCATTGAGATTAAAGCAAAGCGCAAAATTGCGCCCTGTAGCTAGTGGCTGGCAGAATGTAAATTTACATTCTGGTGATTTAATCATCTGATTTACCCGATGGCTTGCCTTACCAGGCCATAGCGGATTACCGTGCAATGCGCACCATCGCCACCAATACGCACATCAAAACGTGGCTCACGGACTTTCACACGCTCCAGCAACTCATCACGAACCATAGCGTTTAGCGTCCTTCGTGTTGCCTCTATGTGATATCGCTGATATTCGGAACCATAGAGCAACACTGTCACACCACGAACATCAAAAGGCGGATCTCCGGCCTCCACCCGCACCCAATCGCGATACTCAGGTTTGTAGAGTTCAAGAATCTGTTTTTTGTGCCTGGTCATTCTCATGTGTGATTCCTTATTGTGGGACAGTACTGTCATACAATAAGCTATGCGGGAAATTATCAAAAGAACAGAAACCAACCATTCAGAGTTAACAGGTATCAATGGGATTATGCTTATGGTGCATGATGACAAAGCGGAAGAACTGGAAGCTAAAGGTTTATGGCGACGGGCGGCTAATCGCTGGGGTGAGTTACTGAAACAGGCAGCAAGTGATGAAGCGCGTCAGTATGTAACGGAACGACGAACGGCATGCATCCGGAAGGCAACCATAACCCGGGAACCGGAAAGAGACCTGATTTGTGCCATAAGAACCGCCGCCACAAAAACACTAACGGACATGGGGATCGACCTGAAAAAAGAAGATCCACTACGAGGCATTCAGCACGGACATACAAAGCAGAATAAACGCAGGAAGTAA